ACCAATTAAGAAGATGCCTAGACCGGCTAAAAAGTTTGTCATAAATCTAAACTTGTTCTAACCGATGCGCTCATGCTTCTAGTCAAATCCACCTGCACCCGGATGCGAGAGGCGTTATTACGCGCCGCTTTTACTTGTGCTTCTATCAAGTTCACATCAAAATGCAGGTTCTCATTGTCCAAAAGCGCCAAATCATCGCGCTCTTGAATCGTGTAATTCTTGCCAGTAGGTGAGGATTTGCTTGCATAACTCATACGGCTACGCGCCATGCAAACTTCATACTCCGCTTTTTTGCGGTGGTATTCGGTTTCGCATCGCACAAGTTCCTCATGGGCGCTATCTATTTCTTTAGATAATGCGTAAAGGCGAGCCTCAATCTGTTGAGGTGTCACTACCTGTGTCATCATTGCCTTCTTTCACTACATGTAATCCTTGTGCCTCTTGCCGGGCTTGCAGTTTGATTAATTTGCCCGCATCGGCAGACAAATCAAAAGGATCAGCGATTACTTGGAATCCTGATTTCTCAAGCGCCTCCGCCAATGCCTCCGGAAAAATATCTAAGGCTTGTGCTACGGCTCTGATACCTAAAGCGTTTTGGTGAACCGATACGATGTAACCGGCGCTAGGTACAAATTTCTTTTGTTTGTCGCTCATGCAAACTCTCTTTTCTTTTTATTGACGGTATCAAGCAAGGTTGTGCCATTAACTTTTATATCCTTGAGCGCAATAAATTGGTTGTAAATGCTCTTTAATTGCTCAAGGCTTGTGGCTGTATCGGCTAGGGCTATGGCTGTTGTTGCCTCTATGTATTGCGCTTCTGTAACTTTTGGAGGCAAAACTACGGGCGCGGCAGGTGCTTCTTTAACTCTGTCTGCCTTCTCCATATCTTGCCTTGTAGGGCGTACGGGCTTCTTTGTGTTGGGGTCTATGCCCATATACCCGGCAAGGCTTAACGCGCGCCCTACGGCGCTTGTAGAAGCGTTTTCAAGGGCGCTAGTTTTGTTTATGTGACTACTGCCAACAATTTCTTCAGCGTAATCAACAGCCTTTAATTCATCCCCATAAAACAGGGAAGCCCTAACTACATATTGGAGCGGGCGTTGTGTTTGCGGGTCACGCGCAATATCCACAATTTCCGTAATTATTCGGATGTTTGGGTGATCATTTAATGCGCGTTGTAATCTTTCGGCTACGGTTTCGTAGGCTGATAGGTCAAATGCCATGCTTGCCTTCTTTCTGTTAGGGGCAAAAGCCCAATGGGTAGGCAAACCTTACAACCGCCCACCGACACTTTGGCAATAGCCGCCCGGCGTGTCGCAAATAATCAATGGGATACTGGGGTTTCAGGAGGATGCCATGGCACAAGCAAGAGTTCATATCAGCCTATTCAACCTAATCATTGAGGTGGAATCAGACTTTCAATACCCGGACATGATGCAAGATTTGACCAACCGGGCTTTAGGCACATTCGTAACCACTATGGACTATTGCAAAGAAAACAATATGGATATTCGCTCAGAAGAATTTAGTTTGGAAGATGAAGAAGGTGATTAATCCAACCAAACTTTATATCCGGCGGTAACGCGGCCCTTTATAGGGTCTATAAAGTGTAATCGTTGAGATGGTGTAGCAGTTGCGGCGAGCATAACACCGGCATATCTATTGTCTGATTCGGTAGAACCAGTTTGGTACACACTACCCAATCCATTTGCGAGCGCCCATTCATTGTGGGTGTGATAATGACCAATATAAACATCTCTAAATTCCCACGGGTAAGAACCAGAACGCCAGCGATTGATGTGTTGAACAATTGTTGATGGAGATGCAAACCCATTACGGCCAACTTCATCGCCATGAATAAGGAGTGCGCGATAGTTTCCAATTTCAACCCTTTGTATATCTTCTGGACATTCGCGCCAATCCAATCTTTTCTCTCCGGCTAATAATTGTCGCGCAAGTTCATAGCACATACGATCAAAATTATCTGAACGCGGCACATTGTCACGCTTTGATCCTATGCGCCCATGATTACCCCATTCAGGGATAACCGTAACCTTTTCATAATGCTCTAAGGCGTAGCGCACTACATCTACGCAAAGCCGAGAAACATTTACATATTGCTCAAATAGCGTTGAATCAATCTCAAATACTTGCCCCGGAAAGTTAAATAAACCTTCCACCATATCGCCGCCAAACAATATGTAACATTCTTTTACAGGATGATCCGCGCGCTGTATCTCGGTGATGCGTATTGCTTTTTCTGCAAATTCCATAACGCGTTGGCGCATTATGTTTGAATCATAGGTAGATGTGCGTTTTGCACCTTGCCAATCTGTCATGTGCCATAAAGCAACTTCAGGTTTCTTTTTGTTACCTTTTTCCACCTTTGGCGCGGTTACGGGTTTGATTGGCCCCAAAGAAAGCATCGCATCATAAGCGGCTTGATGTGTTGCCTCTACTAAATCTTCCGTTTTTGTTTTGGCTTTGATTAATTGTTTTTGTAATCTAAAAATGACATTGCGCAACTCTTTGACATCTTCAGATTCAATGCCTTCGGGTAAGTTTTTTAGGCTATCTTCAAGGCTCATCGTGTCACTATATCCATAGCATGAAAAATATAACCTTGTTTATCTAACCAACTATCTTCATGATTTGCGTTTTTGAACAAACGCACCGTTTTTAGGCTATCCATCATTAATGCAACTTGATAAGGCGCAATAGGATTAATGCCCAATAAAGCACCCCATACCTTGCCAATAGTTTCAAAATTTTCTAAAGCATCGCCATAATCTTCTTCGCGTTGCTCTAATACTTTATCTACTTTGGACATTTGCACATACCTCTTTTGTGCGCCCTTATTGATTCGGCAGTTGCCTTATATCCTTCAGCGCGTAAGGCTTTTACAATGATATTTGCCGAATAACCTTTTAGCCATGCCTCATCTAAGGTTTTTCGGTCTTTTTCTGTTAATGAGTTCATTGTCATTTGCCATGCACAATACTTGCTATATGGTTTTTGCTTGGATGCTAGTTCTTCTATTGCCTTTTCTAAACTCATACCCACCTCCGCATAAAGTGTACCAAAAGCCTAAATGAGCAGTTTAGGCTCATGCTCAGGAGTGTTTTCCCATGGAGGCGGGAAATCTATGCTTTCTTCTTAGGCGCTCTCTTTGCAATCTTCTTAATCTCAACTTCTGCCCATTCTGCGACACGGCCAAAAGCGGGATCATTCTTATCAATTGCGCGAATTGCCGGGCCAACTACACCCGCAACAGCGCCAGCCAATACAGCCTTCCAATCTGCATCTGGGCTAACGCTATAAACAGCCACCGCAGTAATAGCAAAATGGCGTACAAATGATTTAAGTTTGTCTAGGTTTTTCTTGCTCATTTATCCTCCTTTATAGGGCGAGCAACTGCCAACACTAAAGAGTAAGGGCGCTTCTTCTTATACACGCCGCCACCGTTTGCTTGGGAGCCTTTTGTGCTAGGGCTTGTGTTGCCCTCAATGCACACTAGGCGCTTCAACTTAGTGTTGTTTTTGATAACTATGCCCACATGATCGGGTTGAGCATCATCATCAAATTGGAAAAAGACTATATCGCCGGGCTTGGCATCGCCAATCGGCACAAGCCTATCCTTTTTAGAAAACCACTTTAGCCCTGCATCGCATGAGGCAAAACCCTTTGCCCCGGATGCGGCTATTAACTTGCTTGCGCCAACCTTGTAATAAATCCAAGAAATGAACATGGCGCACCAAGGATTAAAATTGAGGCCATACCACTTACCGTATTTGGTGTCATTGTTTGCGCCTTCTACCGTTCCTAATTCTTGAGTGGCTTGCCAAACAATTAAACTGGCTAGGCTTTCTCCACCAATAGGCGGTATATCTCGTCTATCCTCTGTTCTAATTTGTTCACCTTCTCATCTATATCTTTTACTTTGTCTTTAATGCTAGAACCGCCATTGGGCTTTAGTTCTGCCAAATAGTATTTAACCAAGTGTCGCACACCCATAGCAAACGCGCCAATAAGGGTTGTAATACCAACCGACACACCCACCCATTGCTCAATGTTCATAACGCCAAATAATAACAGTTATTGATTAGATGGTTACAAAACTTGTGCCATCGTAATACTTAAGAAGCCCTGAATCAGTATCAAAGAAAATATCACCGATACGCGGATTAGATGGATTACCGCCAGAAAAATCAAAATTAGGAGCGGTAAAGCGCACAGCCGTTTCTAACTTACGCAAGCGCGAATCTAAATCGGCAAATATCTGGCGTAAATCAGGTGGTTGATTAATGTATGCCATAGCGCCTCAATTCGTTGTTTTTGTAAGCGTAAGGGTAACGCGCTCCGGCCCATCTTCGCCGGGTTGCACATTGAGCGCCACAATACGATATACCTCATCTAAAGTAGATGGGAAGCGTTCATCTGTAATTATTAAACGCGCATCATCGCCTATATCGTAACTTCCAAATTCCGGGGTGACATAAGCCGGAACAACAATTTTAATAGTTGTCGGTGGATAAGAAACCGCTAGGGCTTGCCCCGTTGCCAACTCTTGTAACAATGTAGCATCTGTAATATCTGAGTAATTGGCTTGATCTTCAAGCAATGGCCAACCTTCACTAAATTTACTTGTGTCTTGGCCGGTGGCTAATAATTTGCCATCGTTGCTACCTGCTCCAAGAGCGTAGATAGTGTTAGCGGCAATAGAACCATCTTCAGGGTATTCATATTCAACAATGTTGCCCGCCGGAAATATAAACACCAAGGCTTCAGGATCATTAACATTATAAACAACACCTGTGCGGGGATAACCAAGAATCAAAGTTTTTTTTGGTTCATTTGTTATATTGTCATATTCTACTTTGATGTTAAAATCAAAACCATCATCGGCGCGTGATAAATCTTGAATTGCTTGATACACGCCTTTGTATTCATAATCATAATAAACGCGATCAATGAGTACGCCCGATGTTTCACTATTTGTAATAACTCCAATATCGCCGTAGGCAACCGCTTGCGCGTTGTCTATCAATGTACGGGCTATTAACAGTTGATCAGCATTAGTAAATGCCTCAGTTGTTGTAATCCTTCGGCGTTCAAAATATGATTCAAATTCTCTTGCAGTCAAACTTAAAACTTGTGCTGTGCTGTTATAGGTGCGGCCCCAAATAACGCCGCCCCATACTAAATCGCCATTGCGATCAACATAAATAGCCGTTTTGCCGGGTATCGTTGAAGCATTAACATTAAATTCAGGTGTTGAAACACCGGATAGTAATAAATGTCCTTGTAATGTTCCGGCTTGATTTAGTTGTTGCGTGAAAGCAACACCCGTAAGAGGCAATTCGGCAATAATTTCATTAGTAAGTAAGTTAGCGAATAAATAGCGGTATGTAGTTGTCATTTTTTATTGGCCATTGCTTCCAAAAAATCAGCGTTGCCTATCCAATGCGCCCCTCCTTGAATAGTCCAAAACAAATTCAAATTGTTGTTCAAGGCATACATAATTAACCAAGATAACATATTGGCTTGTAATGTTTGGCCCGCTTCAATAACTTCTACATAAGATATGCCATTGATTTTTTTAACTGTAATTATTATTCCGCTTTCGCTTGGTTTAAACCATTCGGGCAAACTTTCATCCACCAACCATGAGCATTTGAAATTAACGCATGGGTCTTTTGGCCTATCTTTGTAAATAGTGCAACCCTTACCAATAGTTACAAAATGACATGGCTTACCCGGAAAAAATGTTTTGCCGTTTGCTTCGCCGGTTAAATATCCCTCACAACATTTCGTGCAATCGCCGCAAGAGCGTGTCATTTGTATTCTTTTCTGTTCCACCAGAAGCGTTTGTAACGGTCAAAAAATACTGTTCCCATTTTGCGAGCAATGCCTTGCGCTTCATTGTAATCTTTTTGTTCGCCAATAGTTAATTTCCAACTATCTCTTTTTATGGGTATAACTTGCACCATAGGAGTACCGGCAGGTATCAGCCCTTCAAATTTAGGATCATTAAGAACAAAAGGAAAATTAACCGGTGCTGTGTAGCCATCTGTATCTACAATGCCCGGCAACAATGTAAAAGGTAAATCTCTGTGCGCCGGTGTAACAAATAAACAAGACCATCCTTTAGGAGTTTTTATGGCCCAAGGATTCATCCATTTAGGAGAATCTAAACCATTTTTTGTAGCCGGATGCCCTTGCGTTTGAACAATAGGATGAAATGAGATGATTCCGTAATTTGTCCATTGCATAAACGGAGCGCCATTTTCTTGCTTTACCCAAACATCGCAAGGTGTAGTAATGATGTATCCAGCCGTAATCATGTCAAAAACTGGCATACATTTTTTTATAGTTTGATTAGCCGAACCTGTGTCTGGATGCGGTTCTTTTTTCCCTGAAATCCATGGTGTTATTTGTTTGTACCAATCAGGAACAAAAGCACTAGCCGGTTTCGGCGGCTCAATAACATCTTTATGTTCCGGAAATGCCAAAGTGAATGTGATATTCATGCCTTCTCCTTTGAGTTTTAGTCTATATTAGAAGGTGGCGGCGGGGCTACCCATACTCCATTTTCTCTTGTGTAGTGCATGCCCAAATTGTGTTCATCGGCATCTAAAATTTCAGAAGCGTTAGT